GTCTAGGATGAATAAATTCTTTTAAATCTTTTGAGGAATCATGTTGTTCTATACATACAATTTCACACTCCTTGGGTAAATGCTCTAAAAAATCATTCCAGTCTTTAAATTCAAAAAGTGGTACGTTTCGATAGGTTTTCAAAGTATCACTTCCTTGTTTTCTGTATCGTGCCCCTATGGTGAAGATGTAATCTGCTCCAAAATTTTGTGCTGAACGCCACAGAGTACCTATATTTGTTTCGGTTTTCGTCTCGTAGACTCCTATTCCGTAATATCCTTTCCTCATACGTTTCCTTATGACTTAGTTGGTAATGATTCTATAATTTCGTTTATTTTCTCGACTATAAGTTGAATATCTTTATATGGAATTTCTGGTTCACTATCATAATTTGCTGGTTGATTTATCTCTAGTTTACTTATATCTATTTTTTCCATACATCTTATTTCTTAATCTTTTTACTGTGAATAGGACAAGAGGACACCATATTCCCTCCGCAACATTTTGGCTTTATTTGTCCTATACCTACAGCAATATCTTTACCAAAAATATAATCTGCTTTCTTCACATACCCTTCTGTGTGAGTATCTTCGACCTTGTATTCTATACCGAGATATTTTTCAAGAGCTTCAAATTTCTTAGCTAATTTTGGTATTTCATCTACGATTGAACGTGGTCTTAATACGTTATTAAGCGTAACTGATTCCCAAAGTACACTATTTATTACTCTGATTTCTCCTTGTAAATTGTCTATTTGATTTTGTAGTTGTTTTTTTGTCATGTTAGTCTTCAATTACAAACCCTAACGCTAATAAAAAATCTGGCAACTGACTTCTCTTGAGTGGTTTTGTACCACCCCTACCATAGAATTTTACATTTTGCATTTCAGCACCGCGGAGGTTAGCATTGATGAGGTTAGCACCGCTGAGGTCAGCACCGATGAGGTTAGCACCGCTGAGGTCAGCACCGATGAGGTTAGTACCGATGAGGTTAGCATCGCTGAGGTTAGCACCACTGAGGTTAGCATCGCGGAGGTTAGCACCACTGAGGTCAGCACCGATGAGGTTATCCTTACCTTCCTCAACTGCTTCTTTAAACGTTGTCTTTGTAGATTGAAACTTTATACCACCGTATTTACTCATGATGGCAATGCCCACAACTTTCTCCTCCTTCTTAGTATCTGTATCTGCTACAAATTTTTTAAGTTCTTCTATTTTTTTTAATGCTTCTTGTTTTGTCATGTTAGTCTCTATACTGGTCTTTTTGATATTGCTCCAGTTTTTGTTTATAATATGCGACCATTTTTATATCTCCTACTTTTTCCCAATGTGCTATTAGTATGTTTAGTTCTTGTGCATTCATGTTATTTTTTTAATGTGAATAATAATCCTACTGCAAACAATGTACCGACTACATAGGTTGTTTTAATGGGAAAGATTGCTATGAGGAGGAGGTACATGAGCACAGCTATTGGTACTATAATGTTAATGAGTTTTTGCTTCATGTTGTCCATTTATACTTATAAGATCCCACTCAAAATCAATATCATCTTCACCAAACGGCACCACATATTCGTGTATAACTACTTCTTGTTGCGATTCACTAAGCCAGTATGTTTTTAAAGTTCCGTTTTGTGTGGCTTCTCTTTTAACAAGCGTATTGCTGTTTAGTTCGCCTTTTATTTTATCCATATTAGAGGCTTAGAAAATAAATAAGTGCGATAATGGTGAGTGCGACTAGGGCTACCACTTTACGATTATCTTGTGTTTCTCTTTCTGCTAGTTTCTTATAATGTGCTACTTGCTTTTCGTGTTGTGTTTTAAACATAAGATCATGAGGCGAGTGTCTTATATGTTTCTCTCTCATATATACATAGTACCTTGTATAATACTATTGTGCAACACTACCTGTGGATAACTCTTTTCGGTACTTTTTCCAACGAGTCTCAATCATTTTCTTACCTAGATCGCTTTTCTGTTTCTTGGATAAATTCTTCCAACGTGCTTTTCCTGCGTTTATTCTTTGTTCGTCCCTTTTTATGATTATAGCTATGAGTTCTTCTTTAGTTAGTTTGTTATAGTTCATTTCTTGATTCACTTTCTGCGAGGCGCAGAATGCCGTTAAGGCCCTGTAGTAATTTTTCAACCCTTTTGAGTCGTAACTTTAACCCTGTTTCATTTATTCCATCTGCTGTAGAGAGCCACCAATTTTCACACGCAGAATCACTTTTAAAGTCTTTTCTGCGCGAATTCCACATAGACGGCTTATTGGCAAGTATTATTTCCAACTGTCCACACAAGAAACTATACTCACCAGAAAGTTTTGCTTTGTACTCAACACAAAGTCCAGGGCTTCTGAGGATAGAGTCGTTTTTTAATTCCTTTTCTACGAGCGATATAATATCCATACTATTGTTTTAGTTTCTTAATGCGGATTTTTACCTCATCAATAATGCCCTCAGTAACATCTATTGCCAAAAAAAGAATGAGTATTGCAAGTGCAATTATTGTTATCGGCAACACACCGATTAAGAGACCTCCGATTGCTATTAAGAATAGGGCCTGCCATGTTCTCATAACTAGAATGGGACATCATCAGGATTTAATGTCTCAGTTGGGTATTTTTCTGGATTTTCTAACTGAAGAAATTCTTTTGATGTTTTCATTTCATTTTTAATAAAGTCAGGTAGTTCCTCGAAAATCGACCAATCGAATGCTTCATACGAAAGCACTTTTGATGGGTTTATTTGCTCAGGACAATCCATACCCTTAGGCAATACTGTGAAGTTATCAATCAACGCATATTTACCTGTGCCATCTTTCTTTTCTTTATGCTTTACTGTTGCGAGACACGTCTTACCAATTAAATTTTCGATATTGTACGAACCATCTTCATATACTGCTTTTGGATCACAGGCTTTGATAATCTTTGTGAGCCCTGATTTTTCATGCGTTGAGAGCGTTACTTTTGTTGATAGCACTCGTGGCTGTTCACCTTTTTTTTCATCAAAAACTTTCTTTTCGGTAGGAAACTCAAACGTAATACGTGCAGTATTATAAAGACCACCCTCATACCCAACTACGGTACCGATATGAATGACTTGATACACTCGTGCTGGATAAGCACCTTCTGGGAACAATTCTTTTTCTTGTGAGATATTTGTTGCGTTGATTGCCATATAATTATTGTGATTCTTTTAATTTTTCTATTTGCTTTCTTTTATAATCGAATTCCCAAAACTTTTTTATGAGTGAAGAATCTATCTCCTGCCAAAGAATAAGTCTATTCAGTAGCGGGAGATCTTCGTATTCTTCATAGGTCATTGAGTAGTAGTTCATATTATTCAATACCGTAATTTTTCTCTACACGCACAATAATTTCGTCTACGATATCAGGGATAAAATGACCCTGTTCTCGTGCTTCAAGTATCTCTTTCTCTATCAAATAAATAACTTCTCGTTGTAATAAATTCATACGCTGTCCTATTTGTGTTTGTTCTATAGTATTCATAGAAATAATTTAATTTATAATTGAGGATTTTAAGAAGTGGTTGACGATAAGCCCAGACGGATCCAAACTGTCGTTACCACTTCCTCCTCCTCTTACTATCTAGTATATACTAGCTAACTCTTATTGTCTAGCCCTCCTGTGGAAAACTCGTAGAAGTGTTCTGTCATAAAGGATTCATTGATTTCAATGTTTTTAAAGAGCTTCTCGGCATTTGGATCGTAATATACTTTCTGCAAATCGTTATATAGTCTTTTGAGTACATTCTGACTGTTTAGTAATTCGTCACTTCTGTCTTTAAAAGAGACACCCTGTTTTCTCTTATCACTATTTTCTTGGTGCACAATCTTCCATAACTCTTTATAGTTTGCACTTCTTCTTTTCTTTTCATTTTCAAAAAGATTTCTGATGTTAGTCTTCATATAATTTTGGTTTCTTTTTTAATGAATCAGTGAGTTTATCAAGTTGTGATTTTTTTTCTATTTCAAAGAAGTAATGGTCTTTGTGGTCTACAAAAAACTTTCCTAGTTTTCCCGCTCTTCGGTTCTTCCACAGACGTACCTTTGCTTGTGTATCTTCTTCTTCGATTTCTTCTAAACGATTGACGTCTGGCTCTGATGTATTTTTTACTCGCCATACTCCCATAACAATATCTGCCATTCTGACAATCATTCCTGAATCTCGTATTAAGCGCTCTGTTGGTTCTTTGTTATCAACTGGGTCCTTACAGTGGGCAATAAGAAAGATTGCCTGATTATGTTTTAATGCTATGCTTTTTATCTTTGCGGCCAAGTCACCAATTTCAAGCGATACATTACCAGTGTTCATTCTGTCAAGACTGAAAATCATATTGAGGTGGTCTATAAAAACAACTTGCGTGCCATACTTCACATTTGATTCAACTATTTTTTCTTCTATCCAACCGAGTGTGTTATCGAGGTTTTCTCGTGGTATATAAAATTCGGGAGTTTTATTGGTTCGCGCTTCCATTTTCTTAATAAACTGCTTTGGGGTAACTTCCAGTGTGAACCAAACGCTTTTAAATGCGTTTTGCGCTATGTTTTGAGTCAAAGACATAGTAAGAGTCGTTTTTCCCTGTCCAGATAGCCCTGTGATTATCACAAGCTCTCCTAGCTCTACTCCTTCGGTCAGTCTGTCCAGTGTTGGGAACCCTGTGTAAATTTTTACTTCATTTGGGGAGTTTTTCTTTAGTTCATCAGAAAGCTCTTGTGATGGGATAACCCTATCCTCGCCTGCGTAGGTACTTAAACGTTTTTCTGCTTCAAAGAGTTCCGTTGGCGAAAGGTCCTTGATCATTTTTTTTAATTTTCTGTTTTCCATTGATTTATGTTATTTGCTGATAAACACCACGAAAGTTTTACTTTATCTGCTGTTTTAGTTTTTTCGTTTGCAAACCAATCGCTAAAAATTTTTTCAATACCTGCTACAGTAATCCTATGTTTATTCATTGCATTGAGGACAACAAAGTAACTTCGTGGTGTCTTGATTGGTTTACCAGAATACTTTGACGCCATCGAATCAAATAAGTTTGCCAACCGAATCGCCTCCTTGTCTTTTCTTGGTCCCTTTGTTTCTTCTATGTATTCACCTGTATCTAAATCTATTGTTTTCATTTCAATCCAAACATTATTAACGTATCTTGTAATTCTTCTTTGGGTTGTGTCTCACATGCTTCATAAAGAATATCCATTATTCCTTCAATCTCTTCTTCTGTAGCCAAGTTACCATTATTTATAAGATCTACTCGTAACTTCTGTTTAACAATACCTGTATTCTTTTTTAATGAATTAAATACAGCGAGATTCTCTGTTAAGTAATTTGAGTTAATATTGGATACAGTTTTTGCACCGTTTTTGGGTCTAGGGGTAGCACCGTTTTTGGGTCTAGGTTGCCCCGTTTTTAACCCTACCCCAAAAGGTGTACTAGTAACTGCCTCAGTAAGTAATATCTGGTATAAATTACTTGTTTTTTCTTTAGTTATTTCGTTCACTCTATTTTCTATAGAAAGGACCCCTTTTGCTACTAAAAGTTTCAAGTACCTATCAAGTGTTTTTATATTTACTCCTGATTCAACAGCAAGATTTTTTCTTGTTGGATAGCACTGACCTTTTTCATTCGCATGCTCACAAATCCAAAAATAAATTGACTGCATTTCTGCTGGACAACCTTTTAATTGTTGTTTATTGGGGATAACAACAAAACTCCCTTTTTCGTATCTCATACACAATATGTGCTTCCTCTTGTACCTGTTCCGTTTGTGTCTAACTTGCGAGAAAGCCACAAGCAACAGAACAAGTACAAGAGACGCAAGTTAGTTTTTAAATGTGCGATTTTTTACCTCGCAATTAAAGTATACCAACTCATTTAAAAAATACCTGTGGATAAAATGTGGATAAACAAGTTGCTTTTTAATGTATAATATAGTAATGCAAAAGAGTGTTAAAAAGCTCAGTAAAATCCTCGAAGAAAAATCACATACTTTTATTCGCAAGCGTGATGGTATTGATGGTGAGATTCGGGGGTATTGTTTTGATTGTGGTTTGTATGCCGAGGGGCAACAGTTTCAGGCAGGTCACTTTGAGCCAAGCGGTTCATGTGGAGCGATACTACGTTTTCACCCGCACAATATGCACGGACAAAGAGGTGGGTGCAATATGAAATATAGACAAGAATCGGTGAAAATAAACTACACACTCAAAATGATTGATACATACGGATTGGACTATGTCAATTTTTTAAAATCACTCCGCAACAAAACTATAAAAGCTGACTCTATTTTTTATTCCACAATGATTGATTTATATGATCGTGGTGACGAAAAAGCCATTGTTGATTATCTCCACAGTCTTTAGTTATACACATCCGCTCTATTCAATATACTTGCGTTATTGTCAATAAAGTGGTACTATATAGACGCTCCTTTATGGAGACTTACCGTTTATCGGTGTCGAAGAACAACCGTTCTATAGAAATTGCAATGAGAAAAGCACTCCACTATGGGGTGCTTTCTAATTGTCGGGAAGAAGTTTGTATCCAAACATTTCATTATATTCTTTAAAGGAAAGGCTACCCCTCCACGCAGAAGCGTCTAGCCCATACGCATGCCAGCACTTTTTACAATAAAACACAAAACTTACTTTCCACTCCTTAAAGTTTCGTGATGGTTCACCTTCTTTGATTTCTCGTGGTTCCACAATAAATGGTACATTCTTTCCGTGTTCTTCGCAGGTATCCCTGTATAAGAACGGGTCAAGTCTGAGATTTTTCATAGTACAGGTTTTATATAATTATCCCAAAATAAAAAAAATACACCACAAAAGTGGTGTATAACTACCTTACGGGATAGCGGGTTAATTCAGCCTTGTTTCACCAAGATACTGAAAATGTTTTAAAAAAGCCCCTCGTTCTGGTTAAACGAAAAGGGCTCTCAATCCAACATGAAACACAATTACCACGAGACAAGAATATCTTTACGACTCACAAAGAACTTTACTTTTGGAGACCCCAATTTTGACATCGGGAGTCCAACAGTTTGCGCATATCCACCATCATACTTCAAGTACGAGCCAGTGATCAAGAGCGTTTTTTTATGCTCTCGTACTAGGCCACGTTCGATTCTCTGTATAATTACAGTAGAAGAGATGAGCTTGTGAGCATGTCCCATTACTACCAAATCACAAAAGAATGACGTAGAGATACGTTCAAGCGCGAGCAGTGCTGTACCATCAAAACGTGATCCAGTACGGCCGTGTAAAGAATAAATTGAGTAGGATTGCTTCCCTACAGTAAACTTGTTCCAGCAAGCGTCTCCGAGGTACTTTACCCCAAGCTCGCGTGCCATCATCTTGCTTACGTCAACTCCAGTCATTTTGTAGACCCTCTCCTCGTGGTTGCCATCAAGCAATCCAAGGATAAGTTTCTTTTTTGCTAATGGTTGCAGAATTGCAATCATCTGTTCGTATTGACTCTGGCCAATGAACTCTTGCTCATAGACACCAGCGCCAACAGAATCACGGGTAGACATTTCAACTAAGTCTCCCATCAGGAATACATAGATATTGTTTTTTACGCAATACTCTACCATACTCAAGAAGCGAGGACGGTCAAATTGTGGGCTTCCTAAATGACAATCACCGAGAAAGACCACCTCTGCATAGTCTTGTCCTCTTTTGGGAACAAGTACTTGTTGGTTGAGACGTATCGGACGACCTAAAATGGTGTCCTTTTTTCGTTTTTTCATTGTAAGGATCTTTTCTACAATTTTACCACCAAAAGTTATCCACCTATTTTTGTTGTGTGGATAACGTATCGGTATATAATTATAAAAAACAATCGACATGGAAAAGGTCATCTCACGAGTATTTCCTTGCCCACAATGCAATAGAAATACGCCACATTTCTTTCAAAAACAACACGAACTTACTCATACAAAAAAGGGTAAAATGGTGTTGGTAAAGTACTCTTGTAAAGCACATCACGCTGATTCTCTTGGCCACGAAATGACCATACTCAAAGGCGTATGGCTTCAAATCCTGAAAGGAGAGTTCAAATGATTGCTGTATTTGTTCTTGTGATATTATTTCTTGCAATCGTGGATATTGTCAGGCACGGTTTCAGTAAAAAGAAACCACCAGACGACCCCGTTGCATAAAGACTTACGCCAGTCCGGGCTTGATTCGCTACCGACAAAGGACGCACGTAACACCTGCTCAATAACGAGTGGGTGTTTTTTTATATAACAAAAGACACCCATCAGCCATGGGCGCCTCTTGTGTAAACTAAATCTCTTTATTGCATTGAAGTAACCTTGATGAAGATTATTTGTTTACCCTTTTAGTATACGCTCTCTTTTCTTTAGTTTGTAGTTGATAATTATTTACCCCAGGTTCCCTTTGAAGCGTTCCATGGGCGTGTACCTTCTTTATCGTAACCCTTTCGTGCGCACTGGATATTATCAAGTGCTTGAAATGGATCACCCGTACACTCCCAATACTTCCATGTCCCATCGAGTATCTGAAATACACCTTTGGCGGTACTTTCAGGATTTGTTGCTCGTGGATTAAATCTATTATTTTTATAATCCCACGATTCTGCTTTTGCAACCTGATACATAATTGGTGCATCAGGAAACGTCAACTCTATTACTTTTCCTATATCTACCACCATTGGTTGTGCTGTCGGTTCAAGTTCCGACAATGCCAATCGTGGTAGGGATATTGAGATTGCTATGCCAAGTGCGATTGCAATCATTAGTATGATTTTCCACATAGTTCCCAGAACCTCTGGGAAGGTCCTATTTCTTTAGGAGGAATGCGTATATTGTACTCGATGCCGTTAAAACGCCTAGTATTGCGTTAAAAATAGGCTTACCTGCAGTAAACGCATAAACACCACCCAAGAGGATAGAAACGCCTACGATGGCAAATTTCTTTCCTAGTGAGCTTTTAATACCAACCTTAACCCACTCCATGAATAATGAAGCGAATGCACCAACGATAGCTATAGACGAAATGTATGTATAATCCATAATGTATGGGATTAGCCCCACACACCCATTTTACTATGAAAATAGTCTTTGTATGTGGATAAATCTATTGCGTTATTTTATCTTTATTGCGTAATTTTGCACGATATTCTAGGGCTGTTTTTCGATTTTTTAGTTGTCGGCAAGGAAAACAGATTGCCTTAGTCGGCTTCTTTACATACTCACGTTTGTTTTTCTTACACTCTTCACACAGGAGATTAAATGGCGTTAAGCTTTTCACGAGTATATTTTCCCACAATACCATCACTTTGTAAATGGTATTTTTCCTGAAATGCCTTGACCGCTTTTCGTGTGATTGCGCCGAAGTAGTTTGTTGTCGGGATATTGGGGAATAGTCCATCTAGTTTGAGACGTTCTTGGAGGAACTTTACCTCTGCGTCTACCATTCCAAATCGAAGTAGCTTTGTAAAGATATGTGGTTCTTGTACTACTTGTGGGTCATACACCATTGTCCATGCAGACCAGACAGCGAGTCCTTTAAGCGCTTTAAAGTAGTCTTCGCCAATCCACTGCCAGCCATTTTCTCCACAGTCTTTTCCCCAACTATTGATGAAACCAATCATCTTTTTTCCATTGATAATTTTAGCCTTACCTACATATACCCAGTGACGCCACGCTTCATGTACTGGCGGTTTTGGAAATGGTGTGAGCCATGTACCATTATTCTCACCCGAAACGCCAATGACACATCCACCGTTTTGTTCAACTGCTTGGGCAATAGCGTCAATATCTGACATTACTATCGCATAGGAACGTTCCTTGTTCTTTTTGGCATTCTCGATTGCTTCTGGAGTGATGTCTTTCTTTGTAATAAATGCTTCGCTTGGGGGATTACCATTCTCGTATGATGGACACAATGACTCAAAACAAACGCCCTGTTTTTTACAAAGTTCTGAGTTTGTTCTGCCTGCACTACCACCGCCAGGGACAGCAGTTTGTGAGTAAATAAACTTTGCACTTCGTTCTTCAAATGACCCTGTCGCAAGTGCTTCAAGTACTGCAGAATACATTGACCATGCTTGACCACCGCATGACCCAGAACCATTCTGATTCTTTGGCTGTAGTTTCCCTACTTTTTCTTCAATATCAAAACCATTAACCCAATTAAATGGTGCTGACCCAAACGCTATTTCACTCCACTGATAGTCGCGCGGATCATACGTATCACGAACTGCACCAGTACCATATATTTGTGCTGGACCTTGTGCTGTTTTATTTGTTATTACTCGTGGCATATATTTTAATCTACTGATTGATAATCTTCTAAACACTTCGCACATTTATGTTTGTCTACTCCTAGATTTTCTGGAGTACGTTCTTCTGGTTTCCACACATCTGCGGAGATGGGCATATTGTAAATAAAAGAACCGCATTGTGAGCAGTGTACCTTGTAGTCTATAAGTGTGATTTGTTTTTCCATGCTATTTATGATAATCGCTTATTTATAATTTCTATATATGCAGGTTCTTTTTCTATAAGAATGTAGTTGCGGTTTAGATTCTTGCAAGCTACACCTGTAGTTCCGCTTCCCGCACAATTATCTAAAACTAGGTCGCCTTCGTTAGTGTAGGTCTTTATAAGATACTCAAAGAGGGCTACTGGTTTTTGGGTGGGGTGAATAGGTTTAGATTCTCTATTTATTTTTAATACACTTTTGGGATGTTTAATCCCGTCTGTTTTATTAGAAACTATTTTAGTGTTTGCTCCACTTTCGTTTTTCTTTTTTCTAACTCCCATACCCACAGAATGGTTTGGTTCTCCTTTTGTCATTTGTGGATTATAAGTTTCTTTACCTTTTGAAAAAATTAAGATATTTTCGTGGTATTTCATAGTTCTATATTTAGCAGTAGCGAAGTCTGATGGCTTATCTTTCTCCCAAACAATCTCGTATTTAAACATACCAAGATTACTCATCACTAAAGCACTCGTAAAAGGTTGTGAAGCTGTCAAAACTATCGCCCCGTTGTCTTTGATAATCCTCTTGTATTGCTCCCATAGTGGTTCAAAAGGGATAATCGTGTCCCACTTGCACGCAGTCGTTCCATAAGGTAAATCACAAAGTATCATATCTATACTCTTATCGGGTATATCTTTCATTACTTCTAAGCAGTCGCCTTGTATTACTTTATCCATTAGTTTTTTAAATACTTTATAAAAGCGTACACAACACCGAACGCCCCACCGATAACTATGATTGCTTTTAAAAGCCAAATTGTACCACGACTAAAGCTCTCAATGTTTTTCATTATATCAATAGAAGGCGTCACTGATTTTTTCCACTCCATATCAGAAGCAACGTATTCTTTAAAATCTTTGTTTTGTTGCTCTATTTTAGCTATTAAATTGTCTATCTCATTATGGCTCATATATTTATTTTATGGGTTACTATCCGTTCTTTCTACAAAGAAGTTAGTTCTAGTAATTTGGCTTGAGGAACCGTCCCACTCAGCAGTGACATCAATAACAGAGTTGTTGCTTGACATATTGTCTACTGTGACATCTCCTAGATTCACTAAGGAAATTGTTTGTCCTGTATGTGTGTCATTGTCATACCAGAACATACCTTGTGCAGATACACTTGTAGTGGTTAGTCGTACAAAAGATACCACAAGTCGCCACCCCTTATTCTCTACACTAGAAACCAGCGCTTCTGTGGTGCCAAAATCTGCAATGATTACAGCATTGAGGTATACCCTGATACGCAATTTGTCTGAAACAGGACCAAAATATCCAGAAGCAACAACTTCCCAGCGTGAGAAGTTGCTGTTTGTTGATTTGTCGATTGTATATGTGCCAACAACTTCTGGTGATAAAAGTGTTGTTTCTGTAGTTGTGCTTGACACAGTAGTTGTCTTTTGTGATGTTGCTTGGTCTCGAATAAGTCTTTGTGGTGAAATTGAGACAGCACCCGTACTAGAAGAAACAGTTATATAGTCGCTATTACCAGATGAGAGTGAAGTGACCCCTGTATTTGCGATACTTATTGACCCTGCTCCGTTCGTAACAGAGACCCCAGTACCTGCGGTAAGTGTTGCGTTTGTGTAGTTTGTGCCGTTTCCAATAGGAAGTTGCCCATTAGAAGGGATTGTGTTGTCTGTAAGTACTGTGCGTAAACGAGTCGTACTTGGTGAGAAAAACAGGCTTGTGCCGTTGTATTCAAAAGCCCCTGCTTCAGCAGACGTGAGATTTGTACCACTTGAAAGTTTCAAAGGTGCTGTACCTGCGGTAGCGGTACCTGCCTGTAAATGAAGTTGTGCGTTTGGTGCAGTAATACCATTGAGGCCAAGTTTCATATTTGTACCGTCCCACCTAAAAGATACCTTTTCAGAAGTTGGCGATGTGTTGTCTGGCACAAGTGCCATGACCCACTGCATAGGGTTTAGTGACGCAATACCATGTTGATACCACTCCATTTGGTTGTTTACGTTCGCAGAACCGTTCCATGCTCGTGCAAGGAAACCGAGACGTGGTGAGTCCTGTCTAGTGTTTACCCCTGTTGAGTTTGTGTTTTGTCTGAGAATAACTGTCGAGCTTGTGCCTGTGCCACCACCAGATTGACCAAAACTTTTAGCACCACCAAGCGTTTGACTGCTTGCGGTTATAAGACCCCTCGCACTACTTCCTGCGCTTGGTATATCAAAGGTGTGAGTTGTCCCACTTGAAGTGATAGCAAAATCTGTACCAGCCGTACCTGTTGCAAATGTTTGTATTGTACCAGTGAGACCATTAAGGGAGGTAATTGCTGTGGAGAGATTTGATGGTGTACTAAATCCCGCACCAGTATTATCATCAAAATAAAGATGAATAGTTGCGGTAGATGACAACATTACACCATACACTTTCACTACAAGTCTATCAGTAGTAAGGAGAGTTATCGCCGAGCCATTAAATGCCGTGAGGGTTGTTTGTATGACTGTATTTGAGGCCGTTTGCGTGGAATTATCTGAAGTTAAAAGAAGTGTTTCAGTACCTCCAGCACTTCGTTTATAAAGCTCTACATAAGTGTAATAGTTATTTGACCCAGAAACCTTTTCTGTTTCATAGTGAAAAGTGCAAAGCCCAACAGGAATAGTTGTTATATTTGGGTATCCTGTATTGGTAGCAAAAGAACCAAGTAGGGTTGGAGTTGTTGAAACACCTGCTGTTGATATGTCACCCAACGTACCAGCCGTATAGAGAGCCAATGCTACTGCTTGGTAATAGCCCCCTATAGAGGAAGCGATATTCGCAAACATATAAGTAGAAGCACCACCAATAAGAGACATCGATTGCCATACAGGCATTGCCGAAGAAGCTCCTGTGCCTTGTTGTGTGAGGATCTGTAATGTTGTAGAGGTATTACCAGGAAGACGTGTTGGTGTTCCCCCTATATCCCCATATATCATATCCCCCAACGTGGTCATAGGGTTTACAAATCCGTCTGAAGATGGTTGGTGTATTTCCATAAGCTATTTTTTAAGAAGTCCCTTTTGTATATTCTGTATTGATTCTTTCTCAAGAGTTGTCGCAGATTTAGCTGGTAATTTTATTGGTATATTGATACCTTTTGTAGTAGCACCTGGAGCTGGTGCAGGTAGTTGTGGCATATCTTTAAGAGCATTTCTGACCTTAAATATAAATGCTGAACCTTTTGTTTCTTCAATTTTTTTAAGAAGTCCCTCTACTTTTGCCATCTCACCTTTATTAATGGCGTCCATAACTTTTGAGTAACTTGACCTGTCATTCCCAAAAATACCTTTGAGTGTTCTTTGTATTGGACGTAGTGCTTCGTTCATAATAAGTCCCTTTACACCACCGACACCTGTGCCGACTTTTCTGGCAAACTCACCAGTCAAAAGTTCTACAAGTTGGCTACTTTCAACCTTTTTACCATTGATAGAATCAAGGAAGTCTGCTACTGCGTGATAGCCACTTAAGACGTCATTGACTTCTTTACGAACACCTCCATCGGGCGCAAGCCTGTCATTAAGAAACTCGCCAAGGCCATGATAGATACTTCTATATGCTTTTCGTATATTTGCATCTGTGGTGTTCTGAAACTTCGCAAGTTGTCCTGTAGCGATTTGCTTGCTATCTAAGGTCTTAAGGTCTGCGGTTGGTCCAAGTTCATTGAACCATTTATTTACAAATTGCCCGACTTCCTTTTTTTGAATCGGATCAGCTACATACTGGTCTACATTTTTCAGTACAACATTTCTAGCTATATCTGTATCAACTACTTTATTTAATGCTTTAATTTCTTCACCACGGGCTTTGCCAAGTTTTTTCATTGCATCATCAAGTGTATCAAGGGCTTGCTTGCTATCATAAAGTCCATTTTTAACACTTGGATAAATACCCGCTTTTGTGGCAAGGTTTCTACCTACTTCTTGCTCAGCTAGTATTTTTCTACCTGAGGCAGACTTTGAGAGGTCATCAATGTAATTTTTTTCGACAGCTTCTTGAACCATAGTTTGTGTTTTTGGTGTAATACCTGCTTTTTTAGATAAGATTCCCCCTGCCGCTCCCAAGATTCCCCCCAATAGTCCACCACTGACCGCACCGAATAATCCAGCCTTACCAACTTCGCTAGCGGGCTGTTTTTCTGATAATGCCGTGCCGACACTTCCTGCGGTTCCCATAATTGAACCCTGTAAAGCACCTTTTGCAATTTGACTCGTTACTGGTGTTGTAAATTTGAGTCCTTCTACCGCTTTTTGCGCTCCTCGTTCTGCACTTCCACCACCACCTAACGTTGTACCGAGAGATAATCCTGTACCAACAGCACTACCTATAGCGCCTACATTTTCTTTTGTTAATCCTTTTGTAACGTCAAATCCCTTACCAACAGGCTCTACTTTTCCGAGATAATCACTGCTAAATGGTTCTGTTGTTGGTGCTCCTGTAAGTGTTTGACCTATATTTAAAAGACTTGTGCCAACTTGTGCAAAAGGTTTAACTGTTGAACGAATAAGCGAGCCCATAATACTAGGTTCTGCCTTTGCTGGATTAACAGATACTGGTTGTCCTTGTGCTAAAAGGTCTTCTCTGTGTGTCTGTGGTGTAGCTAGTGGTGTTTCTGTTTGTTGCAACTCTGGTGGTTGTACATAGCCGTACCCTTGCGGTGTTTGAGATAGTTCTCTATAGTAATCCGATACCCTTTTTACATACGCAGGCGTATCGTACGCCACGCCTTTTGAATTAACTCCCTTGTGATTCTCTTTATACGCATCAGGACGACCCTCGCCAGCATTCCACATTGAGGCAATTTGAGCAGGGTTAAAGCCCTTTTCTTTTTTTTCTTTTACAAAAGCATAGGCTATTTTATTCTGATTCTCTATCGTAGGTTCAGCATTTCCATCGCCGAGATATTTTTTTGCATAGGCTTTATAGGTATCTGGCATAAACTGGTAACGACCAAACTCACCTGAATCACCTTTTTGTGTATATGCTTCGGGCCTTGATTTTCCTGTCTCGGCTTTTCCTATAGCTGAAACAAGGTTTTTAATTGTTGGGTCAATTTGTTCCATAATTACCATGTTTCTTGAAATCCACCACCTGAAGTGCCAGTAGCGCCTCCAGTAGTACCACCTACTGCTTGTGGATTTCGCAAGGTATTTAATGCGTTATTAACTTTTTCTGCCTGTGTTTGAAGCAAAGTATTTCCCTCTTGTTGAATTCGCTGAAGTGTTGTTTGGATTGTGCCGATTTGCGCAGTTCCATCAATGATTTTATTCGCATCTGCAGTAATTTGCGTAGGTATTTGTGCGCCACCAACACTAAGCATTGTTGCTATGCGTGCACGAAGTTGCGCAAGCGTGGTATCAAATTGTGCTTGTTGTGCACTTGACAACTCGTTACGAATTGATTGTATTGTCTTATTACCAAAGCGAAGTGCCATGGTGTTTATACCACCGGCATTTTGGAATAATAGATCACCGAACTTATCAACATTTTGTACATTCTGTAGAAGATTCTGGTAATCATCAAAGGCACTTTGGTAGACGCTATTGGCTGCGGTCGGTACTGCAGTTCCAGCAAGTTGAGCATTTGATTGTATTGCTGAAGATTGACCGAGTGACTGGTTAAGATTAAACCCACCTGTGCTTGGTGATTGTCCTGCCATAGAGAGTATCTGCGACATAAGGACAGGATTGCTTGTAATACTTGAGGGTATTGAATTGTACGGAATAGAACCACTAGAAAGCCCACGTGCAAGCTGCTGCATAGACGCATACATTGGACTTCCTGGCTGTGCTGTTCCACCCGCACCACCGACACCATAGTTTGCTTGACCATATGCCCCAAGAATAGGCTGTGCTGTTTGTGCTGCGTTAGCAAGACCTTGCTGTTGTATTTGTTGTTGTGTATTAGCCGCACTGAGACGATTTGTGGCACCTGCGTATTGTTGTGACAGAGCTTCCTGACCAATATTATATTGATTTTGAAGAAGTCCCTCTAAGCCAGATGCTTGTGTGAGAAATCCTGCAGTGCCCTCAATGTTCTTATATTTTTGCGCATAATCTTGTGCAAGTTTTGTCTGTTGTTCAGAAATACGCTTAGCCTCCTCTTGCGCGGCGGTATACTCAGGACTAGGTTGTGATGCTGCGTTAGCTTGCGAAACAGCTAATTGCCCATACAAACTCTCGGTTGGTTGGTATGTTGTTGGTTGATTCATGCCCGAAAGAATCTGTGAGTAGTCAAACTGCTGTGGTTGTTGTGCTCCTTGCGTTTGTTGCTGTTGAGTTACGGGCGCTTTGCTGTATTTTGCATTATAAGCAGCCATCGTTTGTGGACCAAAAATACCATCGGCAGTAAGACCATTCTGCTGTTGAAATGCTTTAACCGCCGCTGTTGTTTGTGGCCCATAATCACCATCAGAAGTAATACCAAGATTTCTCTGAATATCTGCTGTGGGGATTGCTGTTATGTTTCGACCAGATGCCTGAGCGGTTTGGGTAGTTGGCTTAGACATAAGACCCGAAGTTGAGCCTGCCAAAGGTTGCCCTGTTGGTGTTGGTGCTCTCATTTGAGCACTTGTTCCAATACCTGCTGGATTTGTTGGAGCAAGTACGCCAGTAACACTTCCATAGTTACGTGTTGGTGTGGTTGCTCCTGTTATATTTAATGCGGGGTTGTTTGCCATAGTTTTAGTATAATTCTTTTAATTAAGGTGTGTCACCGATATTTTGTTGATACGCATTCGGATTCCTTGTATTCACCTGACTTCTTAAATTCACATTGATAGAGTTTTTTCCTGCATATTCTTCCAGTCGCGACAATCTTTCATCATATAATTCCTTGAACTCTTGTGCTTTTTGTGGATTATTTCCTATTGTTGAGAAGTATGTGTAGAGGGGTTTATAAAGAATCATATCGTGAAAATCCTCCATTAAGAGTGGCATTTGTCCAACGGTATAAGTACCTGCGGTTGCTGAAGTAACCGTAATGCCCTGATATGGTTGGTAGAGTGTAATACCTGTAGTGCTATCAACTGAATATATTTGATACCACAAATTGTCTCCTTTGGGTTGCGCAAACTGAATCCACCTACTTTCATTTTGTATATTTGTTGTCGGCACAAAAGATGTACCTGAACCTGTCACCGCGATTGTTTTAGTCGTAACACTGACACTTCCTGGAGTTGTGTAGTCCGCAAGAGACAAATCTGGTACTCGAAACTTATATGAGTATGTAATGACATTACCCGTTGTCGATGGTATGGGCCAAATACCGACCTGTGCACCATGATCACCGCCTGGATAAATAAAGAAGTTTTTGGGTATATCTGAATAATAAGGAAATACGTTAAGTTGATTCCATTCATCGGTTGAAAAAATCTCGGATGGTGTCCATTGCAGTGTGCCTACTGTGATAGTGAGGCTTTTTAATTTTGAGTAGTTTGGTGGTAACGGATAAAATGGTACACCTACGGAAATCGCAGTAGTAGCTGTATCAGTAAGACCCACATCCCACGTCATTGCCGTAGAACCACTTATTACGCGAGCTTTTCTAAAATCACCATTTGAGAATGTAACCAATACAATCGTTGTGTGGTAAGACCATGCACTCGTCAATGTAAGTGACGTATCTCCCACCGAAAGCGATGCGGTAGCTGTGAGACTTTGTGTACCGACTGTTGAGACACTGTAAATAGCTTCATTTGAAAAATACTTTTGCAAAAGATACCTATGTTCAATGTTTGCAAGCGTATCAAATAACGCTAAGTTAGTGGTTGTAGTGTTTTGAGAGAGTTGCCCGTATGTATTTCGTAATGTTGTATATGAAAGCATAAATTATTTGTTATCTTGCAATGTTACTACCAGTTAAATAGTAATAGTCTATTTTTACTGATTTCCCCACATTTTCACGGATACCAAGATTGATAAAAGGGTAAGCCTTTTGTGTTGGTATTGGACTTGTAACTGTACCTATTGAAACTTCATTTATTCCACCAGGAGCGACAAAAAATTCACAAGAGGTAAAATCACTATTCATAACCATTTTTAACCTAACCCAATCGGTTGTACCTGCTGATGAACCAGAGGTAAGTTGATAGGAAACACCATTTTGCGTTCTCCCATACCAACTTGATGAAGTACCCGCCTGTTCGTCATACCAGAAATAAATACCTGTTGGAGTATCGTTTGTTGGTTCTTTTGCAATACCAATTTGACAGTAGCATTTATTAAGTTGTGCCAATTTAATACAGGCTATCATTGTATATCCACCATGCGTACCAGATTGCATATTTGTACTCTGTGCAACGTAAAGAGCACCATTTTCATTTATGCCATTTGGTTTTGATATTTCAAAAATACCAGGGTGAGCATCTTCACCATCTTGACCTGAAAACGTTGCAGTACCGCTAGCTGTATCTGCTGATGTCCAACCATTTGTGCCTATTGAGCCTGAGGTATTGTCTCCACCAAGAAAATCCTCATAGAAATACCATGAAGTAGTAGGATCGAAAGCATATAACGAAGTGGGCTTATTAACGAGCGTATTATAGTCAATCGGTGGCGAATCTGTGCCATTATGCATATGGTAAGGTATCTTTGAAACACCATACTGATTTTTAGTCGCATAGTCATTTATTGCTTTATCAAATTGTGATTTAAAATCTTCCATAATTAGTTACTTCCTATTCGTAATTCTTTTAATCGCACATACGAGCCACTTGAATTAGCAGTATTCATGACTGCTCGAATCTGTAGCCATTGTGAGTTTTCAAAGTTTAATCCCTGTACTACTCCTGAGTAGGTATTGCCTGAACCGTTAGTGCTGAAAATAAAGTATCCATTTGTTATGTCTGTATACGAATCTGAAAACTTTTGACGATATTGTAATTTTATGTTATCTGCAGAAGTAAGCGGTACAGCCAACTTAAACTCTACACGACCATTTGTTGTGGGTTTTAAGAATGTCCCTATCGGAATAAGGTCAGTATCCACAGTACACTCATCACTAGAGTATGGAGTGCTTGTTGTAGTATCTATGCCACACTGCAAAGGTATTGATTGACTGCCATTGTACCAAGCTATGAATAACCCTGTACCCGTTGAATATGCTGAGGTAAAATTGGGAATAATTGCAGAAGCATATCCCGCATATGTAGTGTAAGAAAGTTTGTTAGTAAGACGAAGTGCTTTTGTGTCTAAGTCAATAGCCCATACACCACCATATTGATTTATTGCTGTACCACTATTTGTGGTAGCGTAAATACCAAAGTAAAGTTGATTCTTAGTTGAAGTAAAACCGCCCCATGTGAAGTATGGTTCTACTGTTCCCGAAAGATGATCCGGTACTTTTTTATAGAGTTGTGCTTGTGAACCATTTGTTACATAAATACGCCCACGATTACCCACCTGAACAAAAGTATTTGTATTCACTGTTACCATTCCCTGTATATTGTATTCTGGTACAAGTATTGGATATTGTGGCAAATTAGAGAACGTGTCCCAAGGGTAAATGACATTTAATTTACCCCCTATGAGAAGATTATTTCCTAGCGGCGCCAAACATTGCGCAAGGTCCGTATAAGGAAGCACTTTCGTGTTATCAAAAGTGTACGTTGTTGTGGTTGTAGGGTCAAATACAACAGTTGGGTCAGATTGATAGAATCTTCCTATCCAAGCACCATCACAGTAATACACCTTATTATCAGGGGCAACTATAGCCATGTGTGGGTTATTTGTCGTTCCTTGTGTTTTAAGAACAGTGCCTGTATTACCATTTGTACCATCCGCAGGGTCCCACCCATATACCCAAGTAGCACCCGCAGAATCGGCATTTTTAATATAATCAATGAGACCATTGCGCCATATAAATATATACCTATCTATAGTAGCTCCTCCATTTGAAGCCTCGTAGTATACAATGCCGTTACCGCTTGCATTTGTAAGAGTGGTATTTCCCATATAACGCCAGTAAGTAGTAGCTTGTGAAGAATTAAGTTCATCTGACCACGTTCTGCCGTTTGTGTCTATACCCCAAGTGCCACCAGTATAACGATTGTAAGTAAAGTATTTTATAACCCCAGGGATAAGGACTGTGAATGTTCCAGTTCCATTGGAAGTTATATTGACAACACTTCCGGAAAGGTCAAACGTGGTGTACAGAGAAAAGGTAGAGCCTGTTATGGTACCTATCCAGTAAGGTGTACTCGTTGATATACCACCCACTGTAGATGCGGAGAATGTTATGCACATACCCTTTTCAAGACTAACAACTGAATTTACTGTAACAGTATCTGCTCCAGAATCTGCTGAAGTTACCGTCCTTGTGACACCTATTGTTGGCGATATTTGCGATGTTGAGAAATTAACTGATGCTTCCCCTGGGATAGAGATAAGATTAGCATTTCGTATATCTGAAATACCCTCGTATGGAGAATCAGCAATGCCATTCTCAAAGCCATTTACTATTATATCCCCCGAAGATTTATCGTATTTCCATGCCATATAATTATGAAGCTCCTAGCCAAAATGCGAACGGCGACCCTGCTACAATCGTTGCTGTTGATGGCATTGTTGATTGACCTGTCTGTGTACCAGAAAGACGTACCCCAGCCCCGATACCTGCGGTAACAGTGCTATTTGATGAACCACGAGCAATCGTTGGGCAGTTTGCAGGTGTACCATTTACCACAAGAACCGCAGCATAATAGAGACCTGTCGATGGTATTGTGTATGGTGCAGAAAGGGCACATTGCTTCATACCATTGCTTGTATCGAGTGCGGTTGTGAGGTCATTTGATACAGCAAGGCGATTTCCTGCACTATCATAAATAGCCACATAGCAGTTCGTTGTTGTTGTACCAAAGGCAACTACAGGTATGTTGATATAGGTAACAATGTCACCTTTCAAAAATCCTATTGCATTGTAGTAAACAGTTTGACTTATCATGAGACCGGAAGTCGTAGCGGCTGCAGCAGGAAATGTCTCGGAAACAATACCCATACCACGAAGACGTATCGCATCACGTGTATATGGTATTTCAGTGGTATTTGCAAAACCAGTATTGAGGTAAATAACATGGTTTGTACCAAGAATGGTTGGATCATTGGTAGAAGTATTATTGTATGAGTAGTTACCAATAATCTGCCATGCTGTTGCAGTAGAACTACCATTTGCAATTTGGAAAGGGAGTGTGTTGTTTGAGAATGTATTTCCAGTAATTCTAACCTGTGCTTGGCTGTTAGTATCAATACCAACTGAAGTATTATCTCGTATGTTGTTGTTTGCAATAATACATTCATTGCCACCTATCGCCGCCATTGTATGCGTACCTGATTGAGAACCAGATGTGTTTACTGATGCACCGCCATCTGTTGCAGAAAATTGGAATGTCGTTGTTGTGAGTCCCGTTGCGCTTATATAATAGGTAACTCCCGATGTAATACCAGTTGGTAGTGCACCACCCGTGTTTGTAAAGACAATACGAGTTCCTGCTGTAAGACCATGCGAAGCACTGGTTGTCACTACACACGGACTTGCGATAGTCATAGTGACTGTTTGTGTTGAGCGTGAGAGTGTCATACCACGTGTACCGGAACGCATTGTATTACCAGTGATATTTACCTTATTCACCATTACGTCAATGAACACACCATCGGTACATCCCTTAATATCGTTACCAGAAACAGTAGAACCAGATGCTTGTCCAAACAATGAGATACCCTTACCAAGCACACCAATAATAGAGTTTCCTGTAATAGTAGCTGGTGAGCGTGCCTGAATACCATTCGCCGCACCATCATCTCCAACCATAGTTCCAACCATGGTGTTGTTTACAAACGAAACACCTTCTGCTCCTTGGTGTACATCGAAGTGTGAGGTGAACGTTGAAATAGAGCTACAGTTTGACACTGTCATATTTCGTGTTGTACCTGCGTAGTAGGTAGTTGTACCTGCACCTTGTGTCACACCGTGGCGCATATTATTGAAGTTACAATTTGAAATCGAAGTATTGATTGTTGCTCCACGTAATACGATTCCATAGAATACGTTCGCTGTTGGATTGACATCTTTAATGTTTTTGAAATACGACTGATTTATCTTTACGTCCATACACTGCCACACCATGAGTCCTGAATTGAAGAGGTCATGCAAATAACAATCTTCAATTGTGAGGTTGTCTACGAAGCGGAAAAGTACTTGTCCCGTAATGAGCGTATTTGGACGAGATGAAGCTGTGTCGGTAAAAGTAATACCCTGCACACTGATGTTTTGATACATCGTGAGCTTGGCGACTTTTGCTGAGTTTGCGGTCGTCATTGTTTGGTAAACGTGAGTACCATTATTCGCAGCACCAATCGTAATGACACCAGTACCAGTATTTACTGAAACGACTGTATGTAGTTCCCCCTGATTACGAGAAGAAAACTCTGAGTCAATCGAGAGTGATGAGTAAAGAATAATATAATCACCCGCAACAATACCCGAAGATATAAGATTTGCGGACGACATAGTAAGAGTTAAATCACCAGCATTTGCGTCTACTGTAAGTGAGTATCCTGTAGCTGATTGTGTTGGGTCCACCTTTAAAATTGGCACTGAGTCCATACCTGAACCAGAGTCAGCCGAGATAGTAGTGACCCCTTTACCCATACCACGAATCTTCACATTGTCTTTTGCAAGCGTAAGTCCCGCTGTTGTTGTAAATGTCCCCACTCCAAAAGTAATCGTTGCGGGATTTGAGCCTATATCTGTTTGTATGCTTGACCAAACTGTATCCAAAGAAGCATTTGATGTTGAGAACGCTGTTGATGGATTAACTGCGTAATATACCCCACCCGAAACAGTTACTACATACTCATTTCCCACAGCAGGTCGCTTGCTAGTAAATTGTACTTGTATCGCAGACGTAACACCTTTAACGTATGAGAGTTCAGTTAGAGAAGGATACGTTGCGGTAGTTGCCGTTATGAGATTTTTAGAACCATCAAAAATTGCAATAGTTGAAGCGGTTGCGTAGTTTGCAGTCATTGAGGTCGCCACGATTGGTGAGGTGAGAGTAACGACTGTACCATTTGTCGTTGCACCCGAAATACCACCAAAAGAACCAGCATTATTATATTGTAGTTGTGTTGTTGAACCTCCAGGAGTCCCACCACCGCCACCACCAACAATCATAACTTTGAGCCCCTTTGTCGTATCGTCAATACGAGCCATGCGTATTTCCTGACTTGCATCATCAGTCACAAACCCCGCTACAGGTTTATTATTTGCATCAATTTTAAGTGTTTCGTTTGCCATTTTTTATGTAAAAATTAGTAATTCACCATTTGACCCACAACGTAATGCTTCGATTTGACTAACGGTTTCGTTGTAACCTATTTGCGTAGCATTATCATTTGCATCAATTTTTGCCCTTGTTACTGCTGTTGGGGTGTTGCTATCTGGCGTAACAAGATAGACGTAGAGAGCACCAGTAACAGGATCACAAGCAATGGGTTCAATTTCACCTGTCGTTTCGTTATAGGCGGTCCACACTGGTTTATCATTTTCGTCTATCTTTGCGTTAGCCATTTATTTGTCTCAAAAAGTCTTTTAATTGGGTAATCTTTGTATCAAGCCATGTTTCTTTTTCCTTGAGGCGTTTTTCTGTGGTAGTTATTGTTTCTAGTGCTATGCTTTGTTCTTTTTCGGCTGTAGAGATAGCAAGCTCTCTTTCTTGAATATCTTGCACCCTACTTTCGTATTGTGTCTTTGTACTATCAATCTCAGTTGTTACCGAAATGAGTTCCATCTTTGCATCAGCTAGTAATTTCGTAACATCTTCCAAATCTTTTTTACTATCCTCAATGGCTTGTTTTGTCTGTGTAAGTAATTCCTCTTGGTACATTCGCTCCTTTGTTGCCGAAACTGATTCAGCCTTAATAGCGACCAAAGCCTTATTGGCAATAACAACTTCATTTTCAAGGTTCGCAAGCCTAGTCTGAACAACCTCAATTTGTTTTTGTTGCTCCTCGGTCAATTTAATTGTTTCTTCTGGTGTAGTAATCATATAGTTTATGGTGCTATTTCTGTAACCGTATATCGTGGAGAGGTGCCTGCTACTGTTACGATACCATTGTAAACAGTGCCAGATTCCATCGAATAGACTCCTCCCGTACCATCATCATTTGATGTCCCAGCCTTTAATACAGTGTGGAATACTGAGGTACTTGCGCCACTTCCTAACAGTAGAAACAAAGGATTTGTTCCTAAGTTTTGTATTGAGAAAGCCATGCGCGCAGGATTAGCCGAAAGAGCTGTCGCTGAGCTTATAATGGCTGGTGTATTTGCATTTTGTGTTGAGTTTATATTTCCTATCATTGGTGTAATTTTTGAAGGTTTTTAATTCTCCGTTCGAGTGTTTTTTCTCTTAACGAGATGCTCCTTTCTTTTTGCTCGACCTGTTTTTCTCTTGCTTTGAGGAATCTGACGCCGACTTCATATTCTTCTTTGCGCTTTTTGGCTTCTGTGAGGATTTTGGCGCTTTCTTTTTCAACGTATTCTCGATAGTCTCTCGCACGGGCAAGCTCAGATTCTGCTCTGTTTTTGTTTTCGAGAGCAAGTTCTTTATAATTGTTAGTAGCTTTTTCATTATTTTTTACTTTAATGATAGTCTCGTCTATGTCCTTTTGTTTACCAGACAAAGATTTCTTTACTTTTTCAAGTTCCTCCCTGTCTTTTTGTAAGTCCTCTGACTGTTTCACGAGTAACACCGACTGTTCTTTAAGTCTATTACTTTCAATATCCAGTGGTTTTCGCAAACGTGCGAGTTCTTCACGAGCCCTATCTATTTGACGAATAATATCCTCTTTTTTAGCGCTTTCTTCTTGTATTTCTTGTTGGATTTGCTTAAGCGTTACTTCTTTCCAACGCCGGAGGGCTTCTTCTTGTTCAATCCGAAGCTCTCGTATGGTTTGTACCTTTTTAGCAAGCGCTATCCCTTCTTCTATCTCGCGTCTCTTTGCATCCGCCTTTGCTCTTTCAATGTCTATTTTTCTAGGTAAGAGCATTATCATAGTTATACAATTTTACCGAGTGTTGGTGGCTCATAATCCGCAAAAACAGAATTAAGATCTTGTTTGTCGCTAACTGCACGAGTAGCGGTAAAGTTTTTTTCATCAATAATACGAGGTGCGTCCATTACTTCAAGTTTGCTTTTCGGTAAAGGAGTAATGCACTGTTGTATTACATGACCAAACTCAGTATCTTCATCATATGTTGCTGGCAAATTTTTACCTTTCTCAACGAGCTGATTATAACGTTCTGTTTGATGAAACCATGCTTGTGCATACTTTTTAGCAAAAACTTTTCTGATGTGCTGTATATTCTCAGGTGGCTCATTTGCAATGACAAGCGGTACTGTTGTACCTGCTTTAAAGCGATACTCCTTGTTATTCCACAAAGCAGTAAAATCTTTTGTCATACCACCGTCCCTATCCCTCATTTCAAAGAGACCCGGATTAGTGAAGTAGAATACCCCATCTTGATAAAGACCTGACCCATAATCGTAACTATTTTCCATATATTATTAGCAAACTTCAGGTGTTTGCTGACCTCTTTTAATAATAATTCTTTCCGGCCCATCGCTCCCCACCAGTAATGATGGAGAGAGTGGACCGAAACTCGTTTAGAGTTGTAGTGTAATGAGCTGTGTTTTTGTGTCTTCGCCCGCTACTGTTGAAGTACCGATACGAGACTTAGTTGCTACAACATAAGTACAGACCGCACCTGCTACTGAAGCAGAAGGCATAAGGTCAAGACCGATAGCTGTACCACCTTGGTTAAGTACACCAACCGCTCCTTTTGTTTGGATAAATCCATACGTAGGAACAGTAGTGCTTGAAGCTGCAATAGGATATACCGTAGCCCCAATAACACGACCTGTGAGAGTCGTAGGACAAACAACTACACCATGCGTTGCGATGTTAGTGCCATTTGGACCTCCGTATTGTGGAAGAGTAAGTGACACTTTAGAATCAGCAACTGCGGTCGCCACAGAGAGCGGATCCTCGAGAGTAAGTACAACAGTACCACTCGTTGAAGTCTGAGCTGGGTGTGATGCAATGCGAAGTGTTTGACCAATACCAGTACCTGCTGATACTACTGCATAGCCACCAGCGTACTGGTTAGCTGTTACTGCAGTACCACCAAGGGTAACAGTAATCTGAGTTGCACCGATAGCTGCAGTCGCACAAGTAAGACCTGTGTGATTTGCTCCAATCGTTGCAGGACTCTGTACAAGTACACCTGATACAAGGGCGCTTGCGCCATTTTGTACCAAAGTGAATGTACGACCATCTGCTGATTTAAACTCTGCGCCAAGGATATTGCCGAGAGAATTATCAGTTGATGTGTTGCCACCATTCACACCAAAGAGTGAGAACGGAGCGCTTTTGAAATCTGAAAGATAAGACATTGTTATTCTTTGTTATTTAATAATACTAAGCTGCTGCGAAGATACCTGATTGATTTACCATCCTCCACACTGTCCCATCGCACACGAGAGTGATAGTGTCCCCAACAACGGCTGTTGCCTGAGTGTTGGTGAGGGTAGTTCCACTAATAGCTGTACCTGTTGCGCTTGTCTTAGCTTTAATAGTGCCACCAGTGACCGTAAAACCTGTAGTTACATCAGATACGGTAAATGTATACCATAGTCCATTTGAAGCTGTAGGTAACGTCCATGAGGGACTTCCTGAGGTAGACCTATTGTTGAACGTTTGACCACACTGTGCAGCTGTTAGAGCTACTGTAGCCCCAACAAGAGCACTATCGGTAACTGTCCTGAGAACACCAGCGCCTGTCGGAGCAGCAGTAAATGATGGAGCTGCGGTAAAGCTAGCTACACCAGTCACATTCAATGTAGAGCTGAGTGTTGTAGCACCTGTCACATCGAGCGTTCCTTCAAAGTTAGCGTTCTTTTTGGTATTCAAACCATTCTGTTGAACAACAGGTAGGCTTGAATCAATAGTTACGTCAAAATTTTTAGTTGCCATTTTGAATAATAATTAGGTTAATAATAACTCCGACCTAACTAGATTCCTGTGATACCTGTCAACACACCGTTACGGAATGGTGAGGTACAGATAAGCTGGCCACCCAAAATCATGAAGCCGTTTACAGCGCCCTGATTGTACGCCTCAATCCAGTTTGTCCAAGTGAAAGCCTTGGTAGCATTAGCTGGGTTGTATTCGTAGATGTTACCCTTAATGTTTTCAGACTTAAGTGATACAGGGGTACCTTTCCACCAGTTAAGACCATAGAACTTCAAGAAGTCGGTATTAAGAAGATAGAAATAACCAGTTGTACACTTTTTATCTCTTAGAATAGTAAGACCATCCCACATGAGACCGTTCGCTGCAAAACCTGCGCCCGCATCCATATTGGTGAAGTCGCTATAGGTATTACGTTGGAATGTCTGCAAGAGCTGTTCTACATAACTCCAAGTCGTGTAATCAGTGTACGCCATTGTAGGACGTACCTTGCCATCAGTCACTGAGTTAGCAAGCTGGCGGATCTTAAGAAGTGAAATAGTACCAGATGAAGCGGTAACTGTTGCATTCAAACCATTGTATGTAGCTCGTGAGAGACCACCATAGTTTGAAAGTACAGTACCATTGTCTACGATACCAGTAAGACCCATCGGAGCCTTACCACCGAATGAAGTACCATCACCTTGGAAGAAAGTACCGATGTCATCTGCTGCATCTTCTGCGCGAGATTCCATCATAACTTTTGCAAGTTTGATAGTCTGCATTGGTGTATTGTTAATTGACAAATCTGAACCTGAGAGTGCTACGTTGGTAGCAACAAAGCTCGGATAGAATGTCATGTTTACAGTCACAGGTTGCTGTGATGTAGGAAGTTGGTCAAAGCCGTTAAATGCTACTGACGCAACACCTTTTTGATACTTAATAGGGAAATTCATTTGAGAACCTTCCCATTTCTTCGTTCGAGCAAGAACCTGTCCGAAGAAAAGGTTATCACGCAACACTTGGTCTACCCATGCAGGTGCAAGGTACACGTTTGTTGTCGTGGTAACGTTAATTGTTGGTGCAAGTGGATTCATTTTTAATGTAATTACTTACTAATTTTGTAATGATTCTAAGTACTCATCTACAGCACTCCAGCCGACACCCTTTTGAGCGGGCACTTCTGAACCTGTTGGTCGAGTCATAGAACGTGATGCCAATTCTTTAGCCCGAGACGGAACATTTCTTTTAATACTCTCGTATGTTTCCCAAGCGGATAGCATATCTGGGTAGTCAATGATATTTCCTTCTCTGTCTTTTGGTGCAATTTTTTCCGCGAAAGAAAGAAAGTCTTTGCGCACTTTTGAATTACTACGGAGGTCTACACTGAATGTATCTTCTATAGCATCGAAAGCATCCTCAAGTTCTTTTTCTGCTCTCTTTTCTGCTTCAATTTCGCGATTGCGAATCTCTAGGATTTTATCCTCGGCTTTCTTGACGGCTCTTTCATCGAGTCCGGCAAGTGCCTTTTGAAGTGAATTGAGTGCATTTACTTTCTCCGGGCTATCGTTTCCGATAATTGCAGTGAATGAATCAATGACATCTTTAAATTCATCACTTTTTGTTATTACCTCCTGTGGAACTATTGGGCGTTCTTGTAGAGCTGTGATCCTCTTATCGAGTTCTTTCTCTATGTAGCGCTTCACTTTAGGGTCCTTATGAAAGGGTAACACCTCTTCATCTTTTACCTCTGGCTTAGCAATAATTTCCTCAGGTGTGAGCGCATCTTCAAAAAGATTTACGTCTTCTTTAACTTCAGAAAACTCCTTTATATCAATGGGCTCATTAAACCGAGCTAACAAGTTTTTATCTTTTTCCATATATTTACGCAGGGTTGCTTCAGGCGCAATCCGAGAAAGCCTATGGTTATGGATAAACTTTCGCAGGGGTCTTATTTAGTGTCCACGACTCCGAGCAAACGGACAAAACTATTCTTAATACGATTGACTTTCAGGGTATGCTTCACCTCGATTAAACTTTCCCTCTTTAGCGTTCTTTTTATTGAGACTATCCATGCTTTTATTGTAATCTCTCACTTTTCGTGATGGCTCAACAAACTCTTTCGCCAAAACTTTTCCTACACCTTTTAAACCCTTTTTCACTGACCTACCAATCATTTGGAATGGTGTCGGTGCTCCTTTTTCTTTTAATACTTTTGCTTTTGCATTCATAGTATTTTCTATTACATCATCTTATTCATATCCTCTTGTAATTCTTCTGTGAGGTATCTTTCCTGTGGCATTCCTTGGCTGTCGAGCTGATTGTCGCCTTCTTCAACACATGGCATGCCTTCACTTGTGAGTATTTCTTCTGACATATATTTATATTTCTTTTAATAATTTATAATGTTTCTTTTCATCGGGAAGTATTTTGCTGTATGTTTTCTTTTCTTTCCCGCGCGACCTTTGTATCTCTTTTGTATATTCATGTATACCCATCTTTTCATCTTTCTTGAAACGTTCTATTGCTCTATTGCGTGCGTTTTTCATTGTGGTAAAGGAACATTTGATAATGATGCGTTTGCAGGTTCTTGACTAAGCGTTCCATCACCTGTTGGTGGTAGCGAAGTATTTGTATCAAGTGGATTTGCAGGATTTAGTGAGTTTGGCATTTGCTGGATTTCTGGGAAATAAGTAATGAGGTATTGTTGTGGATTCGTTGTCCATAGCACGAGTTTCTTTGCATCCTCCATCGGGTCAGGACTGTCAATCTCTTTCATAAAGGTGATTGGGTCTATGGCCCCACCTTTCCATCGCTCCATAGCGAGATTTTGTTGAGAAAGCTCGTCTTTTGGCTTCATTGAGTTTGGTGATACCGAGACAACATACTGACGGTCAGTATTCATCATATTGATTTGTACAAAGTCTACAGCCCTACCTGAACCCATCACTGCCCCAAAATGAGCCGTATCATAGAAAACATAGTAGAGTTGCAACCACCAGTTAAAGACATTGTCAGCAACTTGTTCGAGTGCATCACCAACTCCACCACCAATACGAGTTGAGTCAAACGATTGATTGAGTATCATTCCACGAGCTGTAGTGTTTTCATTTGGTGCTTGTGCCATAAGCCCCTCTGTACCATAAATACCACGCAAGGTTTGCTTTGAGTTCTCTTGTGCTTGCAATATGCCATTGGGGAGTGGATTTGCGGGCAATCGTTCTACTGAACCCCTTGGAGCTAGTATTGGATCACCTGTTTCAACAGCTACCGCAGCCTGACGTCCTGTTTCTACATTAAAGTGATTTTCATCAAGGATAATGGCATTGTTTCCATGATTAAGATTTTTGTCTATTTGCCTATCACGTTCTAAGATTTTATCTTGATTGACAATGTTCTGCTCAATAAGGTTTGTGAAGTCATGGGGCTGTTCTTGTAGTGAGAATATCGAAAGAAACGTATACGGCTTTTTAGGTTTTGCAAAGTGATTACGCTTACCTATCTCGTAGTTAAAGAATTCATTTTTGTGTTTATCGAGGACCTTTCCATTGAACGTAACGAAGCAAAAATCATCATTCCACCATTCTGTGTATGTAATTTGCGTACCAAGTTTACCCTTTACTGAAAGTGTGATGAATTCCTTGTGTTTTGGGAACTTATCAATAGCTTCCTGCGCTGTAATTGGTATTCTTTCACCAAGCCATGAAGTAAAATCACCAAACTCATCAACGTAACCATTTGGGTCCAAAATAAAGTTTTTAGGCTTACGAGTATCGAGGTCGATGTCGCCTATACTTTGATTCCAACCATGTTTTAATACTGCAATGAAGTAGACACTCCAGTGCCATACCATTGTGCCAAGTCTTTTCCTTAGTAAGAGTACATCTGCATGGTATTGCAACATCGTCTTTATTTCAGCAGACGCGCGCTTACCCTCATCAGTATTATCTGACCAGACAACTGGCTCAGGATTCTTCGCCAACGCTTGTGGCACGAATGTAGCTGTTGATTGAAAGAGCAGATTCGAGGGTACGGTTTTCCCCTGGGGATTATTCTCTTGTGTACCCGAAAGATAGGCTTTATTGAGCTTCTGACGTGGTTCTATTTTACCACCATAGCTTGCGTACGTGTTTTCATATGTTCTTGAAAGTGCCAGTAATTCTTCATCTGACATCGGCAAATCAAGCTCGTCTGTAAATTCACCCGTGGCCCCCTCTTGACCAGCAAGACCATCAACAATTTTGTTAATGTCTGTATCCACCAAATCTTGTGCGCCCGCTATATTTAATTCAAAGCTATCCATCCAATAAAAAAGAAGTGCCTCGTGGTGAGGTCACTTCCTGTGTGAGGTTGAGTGATAATTATAACCGAATATAGTATACAACTATCTGTACGCTATTGGCAAATATGTTGTGCAATTAGTTGTTGATAACCTGTGGCTTATAGTTTTTCTCTATTTTTACATTCCCTATTGCGCCCTCTTTATCGAAGTCTATAGTTACTCTTCCGAGACGTAAGTCAAAAACCCCTATTGAATTCAAAAACTCCATCATAAGCCATTGTTTTGCCTGTTCTTGAGATAGGGTGAGTTGTATCTCTTGTTTTATCATCATAGGTCAATTTCTCTACCCAAATAGCTTGTATCATGAGTAGTAATAGTAAAATTCCCCGCTCGTGGTATTCCCTCTAGTGGACCTTTCTTTTTTATAATCTGAGCCAAATCTTGAGCAAATCTGTCTAAACCAACTCGTGCATAGACAGTAGCCATGAGCCAGTGGTCTGGTCCTTTACGCTTCCATACCCAACGCCAACCATATTGAGGGTCATTGGCATCTTGTCCTTGTATCTCTTTAACCTTATAGATATTGAGCGCATGCGCAAAATAAGGTTGCCAATCTTCCTTTTTTCCGTAAATAGGCAAGCGCTTTTCTTTCCATTCATCAACAACGCTTTGGACCATTCTGTTTCTATCAACAAGGACCTTACCCTCCTCGTCATTCTCTGCCCAACGTATGATTTGCAAGTTCTTTGTCTCTTTTGTAAACCAGCATAGAAATACCCTCCCCCTGAACTTTGCTTGTAATTTCCGAACGCCGATAAGGTCTCCTCCTTGGTCTATGACCAGAATACTCCTTGGATAGTAGTTAAGTAATTTCTCAAGCTCATCATAAGGATCATAACCAATTTGCTTATCAATTGGCATTTCGGCAACACTTGGACAATAACCATAGTAGAAAATACCGTCCTTATTTGCCACAACATAGTGGATATTGTGTCCAGTATCTGCTCCAATAATAATTCTGCCATCTTGTGTATTGACCTCATTGAGCAGATTTTCCTCAAGTATTTGCTGTGAGAGGGCGTTATCTGCGTTGATATATGGTAATCCGGCTACAAAGTTAGCAAAGTATTCCTTGCTTTTTGTACGTTTCATTTCAGCAATCTTTGATGCGGGCACAAGAGGGTTAAGCCAAAGTGGTATCCAGTATCCTGACCATTCACCATCTGCGGTCGCTACCCATTCACCCATGCGCCTATTATCGTCTGTTATGACTTCTTTACAGTAAGGACACCTGTAGTGTTCAGTAGCGTAATCTACACATGATTCATCTAGTGGGTATATCTTTCCACATGAATGTTTGATATGCCATATTTTTTTATCACTTATTTCCCAAAACTTACTGACGCCGAAATCTGGTATGGTTGGGTTTGAGAATACCCATTTATAACCATACTGTGAGTGTTGTAGACGTGAGTCGTATATTTCGAGTATCTCTTGTGGTGCTTTGTCATATTCATCGGCCACAAGCATATCTAATGACACCATTATGGCGCTTCTATCTGTCATTGCCCCTAGATAGAATATGTAATTTTCACCTATTTGCTTTTCACTTACTTTGTCTTTTTCTCTAAACCAGCCGTCTATTACGGGATTCTGTTGTGCTATACGATTAACCTTTGAGCCAACAAACTTTTGAACCATATCTACTGTCGGCAATATGTACCCAACGTCTAGTTTTCTATTCCTACAAAGCCATATCGTTTTGATAATAGCCATTGTGGAAAATCCTATCTGTCCCGCTTTTATGCAACAGAGGAACGGCGAATTATCTCTATATATATCGAATAAGTATCTGTGTGTTACAAAATCAAGCTCTTTACCTGTCTCAGTTTTAAGCTGATTGTTCTGTATAAAATGATGTATTGATACTTGATCAAGAAGCATTTTTCTTTAGAGACTTTTCTTTAATTCCTCCTCGTACTTTTGAGCAATTAGTAATGCACTACTTGTTGCTTCTATCTTATCTCCTTTAGTAGTTATATCAGTTTCTACTTTATCTTTCCACTCAAAATTCTTGAGCGCAAATATCGTTCCTGTTCTACCTGATTTCTTTAAATCCAATTCGTAAGAATGCTCGACAAAATCCTTAGCCTTTTTTATCGTGTCAAAGAATGTTTCTCTACTTTCATAATTGCACAACGTTTCTCTTGATGTGTCCAGAGCTATAGCTAGTCCTGTAATAGTCCACTCTTCTTTCTTTGTAGTAGCGAAGTAGTTTTCTATTTTAGCTTCTAGTTCTTCTTTATCTTTAAATTTGAGCGGGCGACCTGCCATATATGGATATGTTATGCTTTACTTTTAGTGGCGACTTTCTTCTTTGGCTTTTCTTTAGGACTTTGTTCAAGTTTTTCAATGCGCTCTATGAGTGGCGCTATATCTATTACTTTGGGCTCTTCTCTTAGAAGAATAAGCTCAAAAAGTTCTTTATTAAGCTCTAGTGGCAATTCTACTGAATCTAAAACAAATCTATAAAGATTTTCCCCTTTACGAATCCTCAATTTAAGCGCACCCATATTTGTTTCACAGATAAGTCTTGTTATCTCATTTACTTTGAGCAAACCCATGACTTTATGATCTTGTTGTATCGTTTTCATTGTGGACACCTTTAATTACTTGTAATTGTAACTCATTCGCGCACTTTTTACATATATTTTTAACACTTTTGACTGTAAGATTTATCGGTAATCTTATTCGATGGTATTTGAGAATCCATTTTCTTTTTTTGCAACTAGGGCATACTTTAAGTATTTCCATATAGTTATCGTCCGAATGGGCTTGATTGTTTAACGGCGACCTCATACGCTATTTCTTCTGGTGTTTTCTTTGGAATATAAACCAAACTAGGAGCGGTCAAAATAGTTGAAGCTATGCCTATTGCATTGCGAACGGCTCTTTTAAGTACCATTGAAGCGTCCACAATGTCTTCTGTGACGATTTTCTCGTATTCTTCGGGAGTTATATTGTAATTCTTAATTGCTTGCTCTAGCGGAGCTTTTAGGGCTTTTGAGAGCACCTTGCCCGCAGGGGTATCGGGAAGTTCTATTGAGGCTAGGCATAGTCCACCACCCCTTACAACACCATGCTGTAGGGCTAAGTAGGTGCTTCTGTTGGCATCATTTGCCTTCAGGAGTTTATAGCTAAGATCGGTTTCACTATTGGAACCCAACTTAAGTGTAGCACTCTTTGAGGCAAGCCAAGATAGACGTAATAGGCTATCATCATCACCTTTTTCTGCGAGCATTTTGCAATGTTCAGAAATATCTTTTATGCCAGTTATGACAGTATCTTCTGTATCAACTTCTATTCTACCACAAGTACCCAAATCTTCCAACTTCATACTCTTGAAATCCTTTCCAGTTGCGTCTTCTATCACTGTGGCGCCGACACATTTTGCAAAGTCTTCAAACACATATCCTTGCCATAAGACAGGTGCTTTGATAATGAGGATATTAAACTCTTTACTCTTATGCAGACTAATGAGCATAGAAGCTACACCGCTATCCATATCTTGCGTAAAGATTACTAAATCTTTTTTACCCATTCGGCGCATTTCTACTAAAAGGGGGTTAATATCTTCGTCTGTGGTTATTTTCTTTTTCGTAACTAAAATAAGGGGATTTTCATATATTGCGGACATTTCACGGCGTTTTTCGGCACGAGCCCTTTCGTCATAGACAAACTCCTGTGAGAGCATACCAGTCCCCTCAAAACGAACACCGTTTGTTATGCGATAACTTGTATCATACGTCTTACTACCCTCAATAGTAAGAATGCCATTTTTACCGATTTGAGCGTAGATTTCCTGTAAAAGTTTGCCAATTACTTTACTCTCGCTAGCGGTAGTCGCCACACCGATTACTTCATTCTCTGAAATGACTTTTGTAACTTTGTCAATTTCTTTCTCTATATAAGGGATTAGCTCGTCAAGTTCGTGTTTAAGCTGTAATTTATGCAGAGATAACGCATGTCCCTCTTTAAGGATTTCCTCGGTAAGTATCATGGTAGTTTTGCGCGCATCACCACTCACTTTATCGGCCTTATCGCACAATTCTTTCATGTAACCAACACCAATTCTTTCTGCGGGGTCTGTGGCTTTTATTGCATCAACGATGGACTTCGCATCGTTGTAAATAGCGTGGCCCGGATAAAGACTTGTCTCCACTTGCACATTGGTACCTGCTCCACCATAGGTAGGGCGAATAAGATCCGTAGCAATAGTCACACCACGCATTACACCATCAACTGCTATGTACAAAACATTGTGCTTAATTTCGTTTTTAATTTCCATAATAAGGCGATACTAATTCATTAAGTGGTTCAAAATGAAACTCATGATAATACAATGGATGATTCTGCGGTAAGGCATTTCGTATGTGCCAATCCATATACGCTAGATTATTTACTTTGCCATCAATCAGCTTAAAAAAAACAGCTTTTTTACATATTTGGCATACCTCCAACACACCCGACTCATACTCACCAATAATTTCAAACCTATGGAGATAGCTATTCAAGCACTTTGATTCTCTCAAAAAACTATTCATTTTCAAGAATACCAAGGATAAAATCATCATTCTCTTGGCAAAAAAAGTGTTCACTTTTATCGTCCATAATTATTTTGTTGAGCGCCCACTGCGTAAATCCAATAGTATCGCCCACCTTAACACCTTGTACAGCATTCCCAACAGCAAGCACCTTGCCATACAAAAAATAGCGAGAAGTATCCCCAATTACTTTATCTTTTTGTTGTGGAGCAAAAAGAATGTTCTTGCCAAAAGGTTTCCATTTATTCATCTTGATTATTTCTTAAGAAGTCCTTTACAGGGTCCTTCATTTTAATAATAGTAGCTAATCTTCGAGGATTATTTTCTTTAGTGTCTTTAGAGATTACATTTGTGCTGTTGGGTAAAGTTTGACCGCTTATTTCCCACAGATTTTTAAGCCTCTTTAGGAGATTCATTGTCTTGTGTTAATTCTTCGGTAGCCTTTGGAACTTTCTTTTGAAGCATCACTGCTATTTTGATATTCCACGAAGCACCGCTTCTTTCAAATTGTGGTACCGGCTCAAAGTAAACACCTTTTGCATCAAGAAAAGCAAAGAAATCCTTTAAAAAAATATCCTGCTCATCTTTTGACAAATCAATTAGATCAAAATTCATAGTATGTATGATTATTTAATAATTTATATTATTATACCACCACCTAATAATGTCAACAACTACTTACCTGTGGATTTCTTATTCTTTTTTTTAACATATACCTTTTAAGTGTTTGTGACCATTTACTACCATTTCGTTACACACGTGACATAGATGCCGTTTATCAATTCCGAAAGGCACATAGAAAAAATTATCTTCACGATCTTTCATTCTTTTTGAAGAATTGGTCCCTTTCCTATTTAGCGTAAAATCTTTATTCCAATACGAATTTTCTCCACAATGGGGACATTTAATAGGATAGATCGGTTTTGGTTTATTTAACATTGGATTCACTGTTACTTGTTAATGTAGGAATCGGTGTCTGGAGTGTTTTCTTGTTCATTCATATTAGTTACTGTAGGTTAGAGAGCTTCTCATCAAGGTATAAATATGGGTGCGCGAGGGCAACTAGTAGACCTATTTCAGCATTATTTCTTTGCATATCCTCTAAATCAACATAACTTCCGTATTTATCTATAAGATATTTATAGACCGTGAGAGCGGCTTCTATGTATTTGTCGTATGTTATTTCTTCTTTCATAGTTTATATCTTAGAGCTGATAAGGGAGAGGACAGAATCTAAGGCAGTGTTGTAGCCCTGTATTTGTTCAGGTAGTAGTAATCGCTGACCTTTTGCTGGATATGGGTAATCAATTTTTATCCCCTCTATTTCTTTGAGGAGTGACTTTTCACGCTCCTGTATCTTCTGTAGCCACCATTCAGCTATTTTTTGCATTGAGTATGGTTCAACATCGTGATTGTAGTCATCGCTAAAATCTGCAATTTTTCCGAAAAAGTCTTGTTTTAGTTTTTCTTTGTCCATATATAGTGTTATGTGATTAAGGGGTAATTTCACTTTGAATATCTGATAAATTCATAAAAACTTCCATTTGTAATTTCATGATACAGGCAGGGTGGTAGGGTTTAGGATTTTCTAAATCATCTGCAATGACGTAAAATTTTATAACTCCATTACTTTTTTTACACCAGCGACATACTGTCTTCTTCTTTTGTGCTTTAGGTTTCATAGCTATTTATTCTTCTTGGTTAGACGGGTAAATAGCAAAGGGTATTTCTTCGTTTATTTGCTTTAGTAGTGTTCCTTTTATATCCCTTTTATCATATTCAGCCACAACCCCAACGGCTTCTATTGCCTCCTGTGGGGTTTTAAAGCCATCTTTAATATCTGCACTCGACTGGCAATCCCATCCTGTGTAGTCGCATCCGCCCGTAGCCCAAGAAAATGTCCCGTCTTTCATTTGCAGAATCCAATACCAATCTACACCATCATTTTCACCACAGACTTCTGCTACAATGACATCAATATCATTTAGTCGTTCGGATAAGCTATTACACTCAAAGGCATATTTTATATCGTCTGATTCCCAACTTCCTTTTGTGTTATCGAATTTTTCTGTTCTCATATGATTTTAATTACCTTATAAATCCTTCTAGTAGATTCTCCTGAATAGAACTCTACCCTCCCTCTTTGGAATACCTTATAGGCTGGTGGGGGAAGGGATGCAGTGGAATCGAACCACTTACTTGCGGTTCCGCAAGCCTTACCTTTAGGCATCAGCTAGCATATCTCCATCCCCCCCCATCAACCTACACTGTATTCCTTGAATGATTCACTGGCTGGACCCCACTAAGAAATTAGTGGAGAAGACTACGGGTATACCCTATGTCTCGACTCGCATTTCTGCTAATCCAGTCAATGAACCATTCTCTCTAAATGATGACCAGAGCCCAGAGTCCGAATAGCTACTTCGGTAAGGTCTCGCCGACCCACTCTGGATTCTGACCACCATTCTCTCTAAATGATGAGCACCCGCCAGTAATCTCAATGCATTACCTTACGAATATAACACTGTTAGTGTCACTATACCCGCAGGACTATTATTGATTACTGGAGCGTACCCACCATTCTCTCTAATCAATGATGAGACTGTGGGGGAGAGTGTACTTTATCTCACTAGGTCGGTATTTCGTGAACCGCTTCAAATGGGTACGACCCATAATCTGCACATGTCTAGTCGTCTTACGACTTCCCCCCATAGTCCCACCATTCTCTCTACTTGGTTTTACTTACAAACCTTTATTTTTTCTATCAAACATCACTATCGAACCTGCAACTGCTACATTTAGACACATGGGACTTTCTATTTGAACCTTCTGGCGACCAAACATTAGTTTCTCTGGGATTCCATGGTCCTCTGCACCCAAAACATATACAGCTTGTCTAGGATGAATAAATTCTTTTAAATCTTTTGAGGAATCATGTTGTTCTATACATACAATTTCACACTCCTTGGGTAAATGCTCTAAAAAATCATTCCAGTCTTTAAATTCAAAAAGTGG